AATTGTTTTCTTGCTCATTAAAGGGTGAACAAGAAGTGGGTGATCAGGGTCACGTCTAAAACCGTTCTTCAAAAATCCACATTCAAAAATGGGTTTGTAAGCTACAATTTTATCGGTTTTGTTTTCATCGGTATAGCGGATACCATGATTACCCATACATACAGAATAATTTTCAGCATTAAAGAAATCTAAAGCAAAATCAGTTACAGCAAAAATATTGTCATCTCCATACGCAAACATTGTGACGTGTTCATCAAAATTGTCCAGTGCGATTAGATCAAATTGACCCAATCCACGATTGATTTCACGCCAAGCACACATACTATACATAATATTAACTAAAGTGTTGATTAAAGCTGTCCAGGGATTTCCAGATTTGTTACCCTGAATAGACATATATACAGAATTACTACAAATTTCTACAACATGCAAACATTCAGACATTAACACATCAATCATACGCATATGTGTGGTGATGTCCTCATTAGACAACTGAGGGTTGAATTGAGGCAGATACTCCTTATACCAGTCCTTCATGACTTCTCCAGCTCTCCACATGAGATCAGGCATAAGTGTACCATCATAACATCCATAATCACCAGCAAAACCTAAATTGTTCTTTGATGTCAAAGTATTTACAAAACGGGTAAAATCTGGACCATGGGTGTCCATTCCTACAGCACTTCCGTAGGCAAGTTTATTGTTATGCATGTGAGCACAGAAGGCACCACACACGCGCTTAAAATTAATTAAATATACAATAGGACATGATGCTAAAGCACGAGTCTTTCCACACTTGACTTTTTCAATGGGTCGGAGCTCGTCCTTGAGATTCAAATTCCATACTGATTCGGTCCTCTTGCCAATCTTTGCAGATTCAAAGGCATCATTGACAGCAGTCAATAGACTTTCATCAGAAATGTACTTAGACCCATCCTCCCTTTCAGAAAGATGTTTGTCTTTTGAAGCACCATGTTTGTTAAAAGGAAATCCAACTGAAGTGTTGAATTTCAAAGCATCTACATAAGCAAATTGAGGGTTACCATTGATGGCTTCATCAAGAGTAAGCATTCTACAAAAAGTTACAGGTTGTGATATTATTACAGCACTAAGATGTTCTCTGGCTGCGTCCATGTCATCATCGAGAAAGGGAACTACCTGTTCGCCATACTTTGTTAAAGCAAGCTCCAAAGGCGTTATACCAGTCTCTTGGCGAGGATCACTCGCAGTAAGGACAGCAGGTTCTTCTTGGTGTTGGAAGGCTTTATCATAAATCATTGACATACGCAAGGCAGTCTTTGATGGAATATGAGCAGCCATATCCTTCGAGACGGATCCCAAGTGAACATATTCTCCAGTAGGAACAACAACACGGTTTTTAAGTGCGTCTTCACCAGATTGGACATAATTCGGAACAACAACTTCGATTGGTTCTACATTAAAGACTTTTAAATCTTCTTGTGTTATGATGCAGCTCCATCCTACATTCTCGACCGAACTACCTCCTACATGTATTCCCATAAATTTACGTGGTATTAAGTGATTTTCTAGAAGCAAAGGACTTCCACAAAATCCTGGTTGACTATAAGGGTAAGCAAAAACTCGAGCAAGATTAAATTTGGTACGGGTTCGTTTTTCTACATAACCCATATCTGTGGTAAGGCGGGTTTTCATGCCAGCAATGAACTCGAAAGTACCATCACGATCGACACATAAACCAGCCTTACATGCTATCAGATATGGAATGTCTTCCTCGATAATGAAATGTTTTATTAAATTT